AGAATGAATATTATAGTATTTTTGTAATTGAATAAATAGAAAATAAAATGAATCCAAAAGAAAAAAGTAAATTAGCTGTCGGAGAAGACGGTATGCTAAAAGAAACTGGTGTTAAAGAAATATCAGTAAATGACTACAATGAATTAATTGAAGTTAATTATGAACCTAAAAATAACTGGTTAGTACTTCAACCACTTCCTGCAAAAGAATTAAAAACCACATCTGGTTTAATTGTATCAGCTGGTAAAATGGAATTTAAATGTGCTATTGTAGCCGCTCCTAAAAATTCAGAATATGTTAGAGGTCAAGTAGTTAGAATAGATCCAATGATGTTTGGTGATGGTGGTCCTAAAGTAGATTATATAGAAGGTAAACCTGTATGTGATTGTCCTGATCATTTTATTAAAGGTGTTTATACTAATATTGATTTAAGTAATTGGAAATAAAATAAATAAAAAATAATATGAACGAAACAGTAAAAACAGAAACGACATTTTTAGAAAGATTAATGTTAGAAGCTCAAGAATTAGCTGAAAAAACAAATAAGCTAAATGATTTTATGAGAACACAGCCTTTTGTAAATTTAGATAGACAAAATAAAGATTTGTTATATAAACAATCAAGATTAATGAATGAATATTTACAAATATTAGGTCAAAGAATTGAATTGTTAAATAGCAAATTTGAATTTAAAAAATAAATGACTGATCAAGATTATAATATTATAAAGCAAGGAGATAAAGAAATGAAATTATTTAAATCTATTGCTGATAGAAGATTAGTAGAATTTGGTGAAACATTTAGTGAGTATAAAGTACGTCAAAAATTAATGACTAAATTACTTAGAAAAAATAAACATCAAAAAAATAATAACATTTTAAAACATATACAATAATGAAAAGAACTCCTCAAGATTTATTTACAGTTCAATATGCTATTACTTATGATAAATGGGTAATGGTTGAACCAGATCAAAAAGCTTTAGGATTTTTTAATAGTTATACAAGGGGCAGTTACAAAATAGATGTATCTGCTCCTATTTATTATAATTTAGTAAGAATTAGAGATAATAAAGATGTAGTAAAATTTTATGGTTACATTAAATCTTTAGCTGATTATGAAAAAGTAAAAAAGAAACTTAAATGGTAAAAGATCATTTTAAACAGATTTATAAAAGTGAATTAAAAGAATTGTCTAATAAATATAGTTTACCTGTAGAAGAAATTATAAATATTTATTTTAATCAATTTAAATTTATTATAGAACAAATTAGAAAAGATGGGGATTTACCAATTAACCAAAGAAAAAGTATTAAAATAGCTAACTTAGGAACAATAACATTTCATCTTAGATTAGCTTCACAAATTTTAAAAATAGAAAAAGATGAACAACCCAAACCCTTCGTATTTTCACGAACTAAAGAAAATACCTAAAATAGATACAGAAATAAATCTATTAAATACTATGGTTCATATTTTAAATTATGAGCATGTAGTAAATCCAGATCCTAATCCTATGGTTATTAAATTAGCTAAAGAAATTTTAGAAAACAAATTACTTGATATTTCTAAAACTCTTAAAAATCCTGGTCCTCCAACAAAATTTAATGATGAAACAGATTTAATTAAATAATTATGTTTAAAAGATTGTACTTCGATTGTGAAACGTCGCCGAACATAGGGTTCTTTTGGCAAGCAGGTTATAAGTTAAATATACCTCATAATAATATTATTAAAGAAAGAGCTGTAATTTGTATAGCATACAAATGGGCACATGAAAACAAAGTACATTGTTTGGAATGGAATAAAGGAGAAGATAAACAATTACTTAAAGAATTTTTAGAAATACTTAACCAGGCTGATGAAATTGTAGGACAAAACTCTGATAATTTTGATGTTAAATGGTTAAGAACTAGATGTTTAAAACATAAATTAGGAATGTTACCTGAATATAATCAAGTAGATACTTATAAATTAGCTAAAAAATATTTTAGATTTAATTCTAATAAGTTAGATTATATGGCTTCTTTTTTAGGGCATGGTAATAAAATACATACAGGCTATGATTTGTGGACTAAAATTGTTTTAGATAATGATTCTAAAGCAATGAGTAAAATGGTTGATTATGCTATGAAAGATGTATTGTTATTAGAACAAATTCATCAAGATATGGTTCCATATACTAAACATAGAACTCATGCAGCTGTATTAAATGGATTTACTAAAATAGATTGTCCAGAATGTAGTTCAACTAACACACATTCAAGAGGTTATATGGTTTCAGCAGCAGGAGTTAAAAAGAACAGATGTCAATGTCAAGATTGTGGTAAATGGTATTCTGTAGCAGCAACTACATTTGTTAAAGAAATGAATAATAGAAATAGAAAGGATAAAATATGAAATTTATAGATTTAGAAGTATTATGTGAAAAAACAGAAACCTCTCATCCAGGATATTCTGATTTATTAGAAGAATTAAATATTGAAACTGATAAAGAATATTATTGGAAAACAATATGTTTAAATTATGATCCTTTAAAAGATGAAGTATTAATGATAGAATCAAGAAAAGATAATGAAGATAATTCAATTATATCTTTTTATGGTAGTACATCAATAGTAGTAAACATGCCTGTAGAAGAATTAAAAAAGAAATTAAATGTTACCTAGTAGTTTTCAATTATTAAGTCATACAATAGAAATTGTTATTGATAATCAATATTGTTATGATAATAATTGTTTAGGTATATTTATACCCTGGGAAAATAAAATAATAGTATCTGACAAATACAAAACAAAAAATAGTTGGAGAAAATATAAACAATCAATAGTTGAACATACTTTTTACCATGAACTTACTCATTGTATATTATATTATACAGGTAAAGGAAAGTTATGGTTAGATGAAAGGTTAGTAGATACTGTTGGTGGTTTATATTTACAATTTGAAAAAACAAAAAAAAATAAAAGTATGAAAGAAAATGAAATAAATTTTGAAGATTGTGGGTTTGTTACCTATATTGAAAATAACGAATTAGAAAAATATAAAAAACAGGAACAAAAAATAGATAAATGGTTAGAAAGTATTGGAGCTATAAGAATTGATACTCATTTAAAAACTGTAGATAAATATAAAACAAGTAAAGATAATGCAGAATATTTAAGAAACTGTATAGACATGTTAGAAAGAGATATAAAAGCTTTTGATTTATTTTTAAAAGAAAAAAATATAAATTATACTATATATCGTGATGTTACAAAAGAAGGTTTTGTAGTTAAAATAAAAGAATTATATGAGATTACTGAAAGTAAATGACGATTTAACATTAGAAATATTACCTGAAACTTTATTAATACCTGAATTTAAAGCTGTTGTAAGACGAATTAAAAAATGTAAAGAAGATTCTGATGGTAGAGATAAAGTAATTGCTAAAAAAGAATTAGCATTCATATATCACATGGCTTCATCTGAAGGTCCTTATTTTAGTTATGAACCTAAAGAAAGACAACAACGATTAGCTAATGATTTATTTAACGACCATACATGGAAACCTGATAATGAAGTACTTGCAGCAGTTGATAAGTTTAAAGAATTGGACCAAACTCCAGCTTCTAAAACTATTAATACTATTGTAAATGCACTTCATAAAAGTAATAAAATTATTGATATTCTTATAAATGAAATAGAAAATAATTTAGAAGAAGAAAAATATAAACAAGGTATTACTAATAAACAAGGTCAAACTACTACTGGTGTAGAAATTATGTTAGGAGATTTACAATCTCTTTTAAAAACAGCTAATGAAATACCTAAAAGTATAGATGTGTTTGAGAAACTACAAGATAAAATATTAAGAGAAAAACAAGCAGTTGCATCAAGAACAAAAGCAAATGCTGAAGTAAGTGAATTTGAAAGAACTTAGATATGGAAATGAATTATAAAAAAACAATTAATAATAATGGATTTCCTGTTTTAATGTACGACATTAAATATAAAGATAGAAATTTTTATTTTTTAACTGTTGATAATAAAATAGGTATTATAAATTTGTTAGATAATATTGGAAACTTAGAAAAAAAAGAATGGAAAATTAGTTCCGAAAAATTAATAGATGTTTTAGATTTATGTTTGAACTAGATATAAGCTCAATTAACACAGAAGAATTTAGACAACCGGCTATAACATTTTTAAAAAATTTAAATAAAACTGGAACTGGATTTTATACTGATGCTCCTAAAGGTAGTATAGATTATAAAAATTATTGGAATCTTCAATACCATTATTGTACAAATGGATTTTCTGTTGGTGGAGTAAAAATTACTGGAGAACATTATTTCTATCTTAACTTTTGTCAAATTAGTTTAAAGCTTTCTAATAAAGTTAATACTGCTGAAGAACTAACTACTAAAAAACAAAGAGTAGATACTGCTATTACATTTCCTGACTTTTGGGATAGTGATTGGTATTATTTTAATGAGTGTAAAAGAGCTGAAAATTTAGGATTACACATGATAGTGTTAAAACCTAGACGTAGAGGTTATTCATATAAAAATGCAGCTAAATGTGCTCATACTTATACATTTAGTAAAATGATGTCCAACTCATTAATACTTGCTGAAGATAAAAAGTATTCAGAAGAAACAATGAGAATGGCAGTTAGTTATTTAGATTTTATAAATAGATTTACTGGATTTGCTAGGCAAAGACAACATATTAATAAACCTAGAGAAATAGTACAAGCTTCTTATGAAGAAATTACACCTGATGGTAGAAAATTAGTTGGTGGTTCAATGAGTAGAATAATGCAATATTCTACACTTAATAATCCTGATGTAGCAAGGGGTAAAGATGCTAGAACTATTTTGTTTGAAGAAGCTGGTTCCATGTCTAATTTAAAAGCTACATATACTGTTACTAGACCTACAGTAGAGTCAGGTACTTCAGTTTCTGGACAAATATTTGTTTATGGAACCGGAGGAGATTTTTCTGGAGGAATGGTAGATTTTGAGGAAATGTTCTATGATCCAGATACTTATGGATTTTTAGCATATCAAAATTTATATGATGAAGGAAGTAATCAATCTATTGGATATTTTTTATCAGACAGTTATTCTAAAGAAGGTTTTATAAACAAACAAGGTGTATCATACCATAAAGAAGCTGAAACTGCTATTATAGCTGAAAGAGAAAGACTTAGAAGAAACACTAAAGATATTAATATAGTAGATAAGATGATTTGTGAAAATCCTCTTAAACCATCTGAAGCTATGTTAAAAATGGGTACTAATATTTACCCTAAAGCTGAAATTAATAGACAAATAAGTAGAATAAAAGGAAGTAAAAGTTTAAGTACTTTAGGTTCAACAGGTTATATGGAACAAACTGAAGTAGGTATTATATTTAAACCATCTACTGATGTTAAACCTATCTTGAACTTTCCATATAAACCAGATGTAGATGGAGAAGGTTGTGTTATACAATATCAACCTCCTTATAGATTTGGAAATGCTGTTCCTCCTGAATTATATTATATATGTGTGGATCCATACGCAATGGATAAAGACAAAGCTAAAGAAATAACTAAAAGAGATTCATTAGGTGCTGCTTATGTAATGAAAAGAATAAATAACTTTTCTAAACCTTATGATTTAATTGTAGCTGAATATGTAGCTAGACCTAAATTTCAAGATGATTTTAATAGACAATTATTTTTACTTGCTCAATATTATAATGCTAAAATAGTATTTGAAAATGATAGAGATGGTAATATAATGTCTTATGCCAGAACTAATAAACTAATTAATTATTTAGAAGAAGAATTAACTGTTTATGATTCTAATGATGCTCCTAGAAAAAAATTAGGTAGAAATTATGGTGTATCAATGTCTAATTTAGAAGTTAAAAAACAAGCAGTACAATATTTTAGAGATTGGCTATTAGCTCCTAGAGAAAAAAATGAAGATGGAGAACATGAATTAAATTTACATAAAATATATTCTGTACCACTTCTTGAAGAAATACTTAAATTTAGTTATGATGGTAACTTTGATAGACATTCAGCTATGTTAGTAGGAATGTTATATAAAAAAGAGTTACTTTTAAAACCACAAGTTGAACAACAAGAACGATCAATATATGATGACCCTTTCTTTTTAGGGCTTAGAACTAAATTTGGAATAACTGATTAATTAAATTAAATTTGCAATTTTAAAGACAGAAATGAGTAAAGAAATAAAATATAATATTAATATACCTGTACAAACAATAAGTTATGCTGAAAAAATAGCTAATGATTTTGAATGGGGTAAAAAGACAATTCTTGGTTATATCCAAAGGTCTTATTTTTCTGCTACTCAACATAAATTAGCTATAAAAAAACTATATGATTATTATAATGGTCATATTAATATAGATGATTATAAAATTATTACTGAACCTTTTGGTAAAAAATTAGAAGGTGATTGGTCTGATGTTGTTAATTATCCTATTATAAAACCTAAAATAGATTTACTTAGAGGTGAATTTAGTAAAAGACCTAATTATAGAGAAGTATATGTTACTAATGAAGATGTTGTAAATCAATCACTTGAAGAAAAAAATAAAGTTATACTTCAAGCTTTAGAACAACTATTTATTAATAGTTTAAATGAACAAGGTATAGATACTGGTATTGAATCTCAACCTGTACAAAAACCTCAAGAAATAGAACAAGAATTTACTACATCTTATAGAGATAAAAGAGCTATACTTGGTCAACATGCTTTAGAATATATAGAACAATATTGTAAATTAAGAGAAAAATGGCAATTAGAATTTTTTCATTGGTTAGTATCTGGTGAAGTATATTCTTATAGAAGTGTAGAACATAATGAACCTTATTATGAAGTAGTTAATCCTTTAGATATAGATTACGATAAAGATCCTGATGTAGAATTTGTTGAAGATGCTGATTGGGTAGTAAGAAGAAAATATATGACTCCTTCTTCTATTGTAGAATTTTTTTATGAAGATTTAGGTAAAACTGAACAAGAAAAAAAAGATATGATTAACAAGATTGAAACTCTTGGAACTAATACTACTATTTTTGGTCAAAATCCTATTATATACGATTCAAATACTCCTCAACAAATTTATAATAGAATTATAGAAGTTAAACATATTACTTGGAAATCTAAAGTAAGAATTGGTATATGTAGTTGGGTAGATGAATATGGGCAACCTCAATCTATGGAAGTAGAAGAAACTTTTAAACCAATGAAAGAATTAGGTCAAACTGTTGAATGGTATTGGGTTAATGAATGGTGGGAAGGTTGGTTAGCTGGTATAGATACTTATTTTAGAATTAGACCTATTCCTATACAAAGAGGATCATTAGATAATTTATCTAAATGTAAAGGTCCTTATAATGGTAGAATGTTACAAGCAACTAATTCAAGAAATATATCTTTAGTAATGCTTGGAGTACCATATCAAATTCTGTATAATGCTACTTTTCATCGTCTTAAATTAGCTATGGCTAAAATGAAAGATGATATGATACAATTAGACTTTAATTTAAAGCCTAAAAATATGAGTATTGATGAATGGTTGTTATATGGTGATGCAACTGGTATATTATTAGTAGATTATACTAAAGAAGGATATAGAGGTTCATCAACACATCAATCAGTACTTAAATTAGCTTCAACTACTATTCAATCTTATATTGAATTATTACGATTTATTAAAAGTGAATGGGAAGAAGTATGTGGAATTAGTCGTCAAAGAGAAGGTCAAGTATCTTCATCTGAAACAGTAGGAGGAGTTGAAAGAGCTGTAGTTCAATCATCTTTAATTACTGAAATATATTTTAGTAAATTTGATGAATTTAAAGAAAGAGAATATCAAGCTTTAATAGATTATTCTAAATTAGCTTGGATTAATGGTAAAAAAACATCTTATGTTATGCCGGATTCTGGTAAAATAACTTATATGGATGTTAATCCTATTGATTATACTGAAGCTGAATATGGAATATTTGTAGCACTTTCAGGTAAACAGGCTGAAAAGAAACAAAAGTTAGAAGCTCAAATGACTAACTTTATTCAAAATGGAGCTAAAGCTTCTACTATTGTAGATATGATTAATTCAGATTCATTTGTAGAACTTAAACAAAAATTCATTTATGCTGAACAAAAAGCTGATGAATTAGCTCAACAAATGGAACAACAAAAACAAGAAGCTGCTGCTCAATTGCAACAACAATCTTTGGATGCTCAAAACGCTTTAATAGATAAACAACATGAAAACAATCTTGAAGCTATTGACCGTAAAGGTGAATGGGATCTTCGTAAAGCTGAACTAACTGCATTAGGTATGGACGAAGGTGATGATAATGCAGCTATACAAAAAGTAATAATTGATGCAGGTTTAAAACAACAAGAGATAGGATTAAAACAACAAGAGATTGTTAGTAACCAATTTAATGATGATAAA